GTGTCACCTTGGACTTGGTCTCTTCCACCAACGAGGCTTCTGGAGTTGTCTGGTTTAATGTCTGCTGGTCCTTTTGCTCGGAGGAAAGGGTTGTATCTTCCGACTGTTTTTTGCTGAATAGATTTAGAATTGCCTTTAACATTACCTTCTCCAATTAACGAATTATTACCTGTATTTAGTTTATTGTTTCTGTTCATCCAATCAATGGAGATTTCATTTAAAACGTTGTTATCCAAGAAGTTTTTGGTTTGGTTATAAACTTCGTGTATATCTTGTTCTTTACTTTCTAAGTTACCAGTATTATCAAAGGTTACCAAGTTATTATACAATTTTGTAAACTGTGTAATGTTTTCTTGTGACTTTTGCCATTTATCGTTGCGTACGGATTCTATCATCATACGAGATAATAAAGAGTTTCGTTCTTGACTAGTTTCGTTACTGGTACTAACAAAAATCATCATTGTGTCGTAACCAAGTTCTTCCAATTCTTCTTTAATATGTGAAATCTTCTCAAGGTCGTCAGCAGGTCCGTTAATGATTAATGGACCACGATTACGAACAGATTCATAACGAGGATTCATAGACTTGGTTGCCAGTTTATGTTTGTCATTTAAAATATCACAAGCTTGCGTAAAATTAAACTCTACAATACGGCCTTCAGCAATAGCTTCACGAATAATGATATCTTTACCAGAACCAGGACCACCAGTTACAAAAATTGCTTTGAATAATCCACGGTCAACATCTTCGTGTAAACCCATGCCTTTACGAGTATCGTGCATGAGTTCTTTTGCGTGTTCGTGTGACACATGAGAAGGAACACCTTTTTTGAAAGCGTGAATATCTTTTTTCTCGGCATGGCCACGCATCTTGGTACCAGACATACCAGTTGAACCTTCGGCATCAGGATCCCGTTGGCCAGCAGAATGAACAGTAATTTTTTTGAAATTATACAAAGCACCTTTATGTGTGCCGTTATATTGTGCTAATTTCTTTTTATATTCTGGAACACGGTCAGAACCAGCAACCATGTGCAGGTGTGTTACACCTTTTTTGTGTAGTTCGGCGGCATGATGTAAGAATGTTGGATGTTCTTTGGAAGATGCAACAAAGTGTGTGTCTGGTGAATAACGATGCAGATGTTTAATTTTTTGTGCAGCAGATAATGGATTCTTACTTTTATCTTGACTGTGTGAAGTTACAACAGAATGGCCAGCATTATGTTTATGCGCAATCTCTTTAACTTTATCAATCACTTTCATGTGACCAATTGTAGGAGGATTCATGCGACCAAACGCCATGACATGGTGTTTTTCACCTTGTTTAGTTTCTTCTACTAATTCCAAAAAACTTTTCATTTACGAACTTTTAATAAATTTTGTTTAGCAAACTCAGCACGGTTAACCAATTTGGTTGGTTGATTATCATGGTGAACTACAAAACCTTCAGGTTTAGACTTCTTACCAGCGATATGATGTTGGTAGTGTCCTTCATGTGTTTCTAGGGATTTAACCAAAGCATTTTTGGCTTGATGTAAATGATGATGCATCGAAAACAGATTTCCATAATGTTCTTTATGTTTCTCAACATGAGCAATTTGTTTCTTGCCTTCACCAGTTTTTTCAGCCTTAGACTTTTCAGTTGAAACTTTAGCAGCCAGTTTTTCATGAGCGTTATGTAAATGTTCTTTGAAACCTTTAACACTTGGAACCTCATCATGTCTTACTGTCTTGTTTATGTATGTAGCAAGGTGGCCGTGTTCTCCACTATGCTTTGGATGAACAGCATCATACATCTTGTGGCCATGAGTATCATGAATATCTTTGGCAGCCGCCATGTGTTTTTGGAAGTGTTTTTCATTCTCAGCGGAATGTTTTACTTTACTTGTATCGTGTTCAGCACCATGAATATGGACATCTGGATGCTCTTTGAATTTACTTGTATCAACATGAGGCGAAGCGTGTTTCATGTCATCACTATACTGGTGGTGAACTACAACACCAACTTTAGATTTTTTAATCTTTTCTGCTTCTTTACCTTTGGCAGTATAGGTGATTGTGTTTGGAGTAAAAGAAACATCACCTTTGGCTTCTGCAATATAACCTTCATGCAAGGTCTTAGTGTCGGCATGGTGCATCAAATCACCTTGGAATACACCAGTTTTAGGTGTTACTTTTGGTAGGTGTTTGAGAGCGTGTTTAAGAGTATGTGCTAAACCTGGAGCATGACCGTGATTCTTGTCAATGTCTTTTTCTGTGTGATTAATCTTAGGATTCTTATTGAAGGCAGATTTGGTTGCCACAAAGAATTTACCATTCTTAGGATGATGACCAAATACAATCGATGGAGAACCATCATATTTCATTGTTAAATTGGTATTTTTGTGACCGCCAGTCATATGAGCATGAGCTTTCATTAAAGCTGCATGAGCGTGTTCAAAACCTGCATGACCGTGCATCAATGGCCTATCTTCGGCATGGTGAATATGTTTTAATTCACCACCTTCGCTGGCTTCTTCTTTTAAGAATGATAAAAACGATTGCATTATTTTCCTCCAGATTGCAACACACTTTGGTTGCTGGTTTACTTATTTATCCAAGTTTTAAAGTACTATGGCCAACCCGTGGAAAGATTGGCTTCGATACATAGTACAAAAATTGTTGGCTTTTATAGGTCCTGGATGTTCAGGAATACATCATTTGGATTATTTCGGACTGATACAATTCTTTGTTTGATTTCTTTGAAGAAATTCCAAGCCAAAGGAATAAATAATACTTTATCATCCTCAGTATATGTACCAAGAATTTCAGAACCAACAATCTCAATGGATGAACCAGGTGTAAACAGACCTTGTTTCAATTTATTGTCATCAATAATAATATCAAGTGGTATTCTGGCAAAGTTTAAGAATGTGTTTCCTTTTGCTGGGGCTCCATAACCAACAATCTTATAACCTTGGTTACGCCAGTAATCAACTCTCTCGGCAAAATTGGCAACCTTTTCAATACAATTTGATGTATATTTTGTATATGTGAAATCGGTGTATAATCCAGCAGCAGTTTCCATATCAACTAAGTTCTTAATTGTATTTGGTGCAGACCTATCAGCACTAATAATAAAGATATAACTTGTTCCGTGAATTGGGGTTTTTACTACATCAATTAAATTCAGCCCAGCACGATTACACAACAACATCATCGATTTAATATTGTAGTATGAAATGTGTTCATGGTAGATTGTATCAAACTCATTATTCAAAATCATATCTGCTTGCGATGTTTGAATGAACAACAACCCACCAATCTCTAAATTGCTTTTACAGTTTTTTAATAACTCCAAAGGATTTGGATTGTGTGCAAAAGCATTTTGTATTGTAATAATATCATGACTGCGGTCATACTTGTCATCAAAATAACCACAAGTTACTTTATGATTTTTTGAAGAAGTTTCATATAAATTCTCAGCTGGGTCAACACCGTAAGTATCAACATTAAGAGCTTTAAATTTATCTAACTGAGAACCATCATTACAACCAATATCTAATACTGAAGATGGTGCATGGCCAAGTTTTTCAATACAGAAATTGGCATACCAATCCATGTAATCAACATAAGTTTTTGTTGTACCACTTACATATAAATAATTTTTATAAATTAAATCGGGATTAACAATATGTGTCAGTTGAACATGGTGGCAATTTTGACATACCTTAATCGCCAATGGAAAAGATTCCTCGGGAGCATCTTTACTGTCTTTGTAAGAATTGGCGAGGGGTTGGTTATTTAAATCTAAGACCATCTTCAAATCATCATGGTCACACGCCAAACATTTTTTAATTTCTTGTAAGTTCTCTATCATAATATTTTCTCATATATGTTTCAGAATATAAACCAGGATTTGGTGAACAAAGTCTTGGTGGTGGACTATCTATATTGAATATTTTTTTAGCTTTAGATAGTGGCCAAAATTCAGCAATCATTCTGTCCAAGTGATAAGGTTGCTTATTCTCTTTCCACCATTGTGAATCTTCAATGTCATCCAACGTTCTCATGTAATCACTTCTCAACCACCAGAAATTACCACTATAATGTAAGAACGGATCACGATTCAAATTAATTCCAGCAGTTTCGTATTGTCCTAAAACTTCAACACAGGTTTTCCAGCGTTCAATAAAACCATACTCTAGATATTTTCTCCAGTAGTAATAGTTTTTAAACTTGGCAACATCACCAACTTTAAAAGCATTGTTAAATGCTGTAACACCTT